GTTGGCGTTTGCTAGGTGCGTACTTTCAGATTTGGCCAGGTATGTCCACGTCTGAATATTTGGGCTTTGAGTATCGCAGCAAAGGCTGGGCAAATGCTGCTGATGGGACTGTCAAAAACTCATTCACGGCTGATACAGACACTTGCATCTATCCTGATCGGTTAATGGTCAACGCGACTAAGCTGAAGTATTTCGAGGCGAAAGGCTTTGACACCACAGCGATGATGCGTAATTACCTGACAGAGATGGAAGCAGCGAAGGCTCTTGATATGTCGTCTGCTAACCTGTCGCTCGCTCCGCGTCCGGGTACGGTTCTCATTGGATACGACAACATTCCCGATTCGGGCTACGGTACAAACTGATGGCTATCAGCGCACGCCGCAGGATGATGGTGCAAGGCACAGCCGCGCAAGTGGCTTCATTGCCTGCCCCCATCGGTGGCTGGAACGCTCGGGATTCGTTGGCCAACATGGAACCGACCGACGCGGTGCAGTTAACAAATATGTTCCCCACTGTTTCAAGCGTAAACCTGCGGGGCGGTTATCAGCAATTCGCAACGGGTATTTCGGGGCAAGTCGAAAGCCTCTTCAATTACTCGGGCGGTGCGTCGGAAAAGCTATTCGCCGTTGCTGGCGGCAAAATATACGATGTGACTTCAGGCGGTGCTGTAGGTGCTGCTGTCGTCTCAGGATTGAGCAGCAACCGATGGGAATATGTCAACGTCTCAACGCCTGGCGGCTCTTACATGTATTGCGCCAACGGCACAGATGCGCCATTGCTTTACAACGGCACGACATGGACTTCAATTACAGGCGCTTCGACTCCTGCTATCACAGGCGTGACAACGACGACGCTTGACGATGTGACGCTGTTTAAAAATCGAGTATGGTTCATTCAAAAGAACACCCTCAAGGCATGGTACTTGCCGACTTCTTCAGTTGGGGGTGCTGCTGAACAGCTAGATTTGAGTTCGATTTGTCGATTTGGTGGTTATCTTGTGGCCATCGGCACATGGACTATTGACGCAGGTTATGGTGCTGACGACAACCTAGTTTTTGTGACGAGTAACGGTGAAATCGTCGCCTATCGAGGGACTGATCCGGCTTCTGCATCAACGTGGGCGCTCATTGGGGTTTGGAAACTAGGTACTCCCATCGGCAAGCGTTGTATGTTCAAATATTCGGGCGACTTGCTGATTCTGACTCTTGATGGTCTGTATCCGCTTGCATCGGCTGTGCAGAGTTCGCGGCTTGATCCGAGGATCGCGCTATCAGACAAGATACAAGGCGCATTTGCAGAGGCGACGCGTACTTACCAAAACAATTTTGGCTGGCAAATTCTATACAACGCCAAAAACAATGCGTTGTTTGTGAATGTGCCTGTAAGCGAAGGATCGCAGCAGCAACAGTATGTGATGAACAACATCACAAAGGCGTGGTGCAACTTTACAAACTGGAATGCTAACTGTTGGGAAATTTTCAACGATGACCCTTATTTTGGCGGGAATGGTTTTGTAGGTAAAGCGTGGACGCTGGACTATCAAGACAACACAGGAAACATTCAAGCCAACACCCTGCAGGCATTTAATTACTACGGTTCTCGTGGCGTTAAGAAGTATTTTACACGCGCTAGGCCGAGCTTGTTTACAAACGGACAACCCGCTATTTTTGTCGGCATGAACGTCGATTTTGACATTCAAGACACTACAGCGGCGCTATCGTTTAGCCCGCAGTCTTATGGTGCATGGGGTACGTCGTTGTGGGACGTTGGCGTATGGGGTTCGGATTCAGTCATTACGAACAACTGGCAAGGCATAACAGGCATCGGTTACTGCGGCGGCATTCAACTGAAAAGCGCAAGCAGCGGAATTCAGATCGAATGGGCATCGACCGACGTGGTGTATCAAACCGGGTGGGCTGGTATATGAAGATCATTACCGAGCCAAAAGAACTCATTGGGCGCTATGTCGCACAAAAGCAAGGACGGTCGCCGGATTGGGGGCTGTTCGTTGCGTTTGGGCTTGTCAATGATGATGAGGAGCTTATCGCTGGCGTGGTGTTCAATGGCTACATTGCACCCAACATTATGATGCACATCTCAGCGGATGCGATAACGCCAGGCTTTATTTCGACAGTGATGCACTATGCTTTTGTAACAAACAACTGCAAGCGCGTAACAGGGATCATTGACAAGCGAAACAAAAAATCTCGACGGTTTGCCAATCACTTAGGCGCAAGGCTTGAAGGCGTAATGCGCGAGGCTAGTGAACATGGCGATTTGTGCATTTACGGGTTGTTGAAACGCGATGCTGAAAAATGGATACAGCCGCGTTACATGAAGAAATTGGAGGCTATATGGGCGGCATAGTTAGCGATGTTTTTGGAAAATCTCAACCACAGCAACCTGCTGTAGCTGATCCTTATGCAACAGCAGCGGCACAAGGTGCGGCAAACAAAGAAGCGGCGTTAACGTATGGGCATATTGCGAATCCAAATATTATTTCTCCACTAGGATCGCAAACGGTTTCATGGAATGGAGAAACGCCAACGATTACGCAAAAGCTAACGCCGACGGCCGAAGAAACTTTAGCCGCACAGCAACGCGTTCAGAAACTGCTGGCGGGATTGGGAGAAACTGGCGCGACAACCGCACAAGACGTGATTAGCCGCGCTTTTGCCCCCTCGGGGACGGCTGGTCAACCGCTGCAAACAAGGCTTGATTTGTCCAATTTGGCTCGTATGCCTGTCAATGCAGGAACAACTGGCCAAGAAGCAATCATGTCTCGCCTTGAGCCTCAACTGCAACGACGTCAAGCCGCTTTAGAGAATCAGTTAATCAATCAGGGTATTACGCCAGGTTCGGAGGCTTACCGTACTGCACAGACGCAAGAAGCTCAGAACCGTAACGACTTGTTGACTCAAGCTGCATTGCAAGGAATCAATCTTGATACGGGCGCACGCGCTCAAGGATTCAATGAGCAGCAAGCAGCAATGTCTGCACAAAATGCCGCACAGCAGCAAGAATTGTCGCGGCAGCTTGCGATGCGTCAACAACCGTTGAATGAGATTACCGGCTTGCTATCAGGCTCACAGATTCAGATGCCGCAATTTCAAGGTTATCAGGCTCAACAAGTAACGCCCGCTCCAGTTGCTCAAAGCGTAGGACAACAACAACAAGCCTTAATGAATCAGTATGGGCAACAAATGAATGCTTATAACACGCAAGTTGCTGGCATGTACGATTTGTTAGGGGCGGCAGCCGGAAGGAAATGGGGTTAATCATGGATAACAAAAACATTTCTTTTACTTTGCCAAATCCATATCAAAGTGAAATGGCAGACATTGCTCGGCGTCAAAAAATGGCGGAGTTGTTAGAAGCGCAAGCATTGCAACCTTTGCAAACAACTTCATATAACGGTATTCAAGCGCCTATCTCTCCGTTATCAGGTCTTGCAAAAGTTTTAAAAAGCTATATGGCTGGAAAAGAACAACGCGACCTAATTCAAGAGCAGAAAGCTTTGGGCGAAAGGTTTCGCACGCAATCAGCCGAAGAAGGTCGGCAGTTCATGCAAGCATTGCGCGGGACTCCTGCAGTCGAAGGCACTGAGGGCGTGCCGGAACAGAAATTTACCCCGACTGTTGGCGACATTGAAGATAATCCGCGTTTGCTGAGCAATCTAAGTGCTGAACAACAAGCTGCGATGAACTTGGGGCAAATGCCGGAATTGACAGTCCCCGCTCAGCGTGGCGTGCCTGCACGTGCTGCAACTGCGCCTGATCTTGCAAAAGCTCTTGAAATGTCGATGGGATCAATCAATCCGATGGTGCAATCGGCTGGCGGCGCATTGCTTGCAAGCATGGTGAAAGCGCCCGAAACGGCATTCGGCAAGATTGACCCGAAAGATTACACGCCGGAAAGCGTGAGAGCATTTGCTGCTGGTGGCGGCAAAGATTATTCAATTCTTGATCCTCGTGTAAAACAAGAATTTATTGAAACAACTGATGCCACTGGCAGAACCGTCAAAGTCCCAGTAAATCCGTATGCACCCCCGCCAGGAGGCATTGTGCAGCCTATGGGTGGGTTCGTTGGTACATTGCAGCAGCTTGGAATGCTTACGCCTGCAATGATGCAAAATCCGCAAGTGCAACAAATCTTGAGCGGTTACATTGGCAAGGAAACAGGACAAGTTACGCCTGTTGAATCGCAACGCTTGTTGATAGATTTGGCTAGATTGCGCGATCAGCAAATTAGAACGCAAGCCGAAACTGGCATGAGCGCAGGAGTGCCGAATGCGCCACAACCGTTTAACTTGTTTGGTACGCCGCAAGTTGCTGCTCCCACGGTGATGAATGCGCCGCGTGTAACGCAAGGCTCAGCGGCAGCGCAAGGCGCAGCGCAAGGAGCACCCAACATGGGATTGCCGGTTGACTTGTCGCGCACCGGATTGCCGCTAAAAACACAAAGAGATATTCAGAAAGAATTGTTAACTGGCGAAGTCAAAAAACAATTGGAAGCAAAAGAAACATTGCCGCTGCAATTAGCGCAGGGGCAAGATATGCTGAATTTGATTGATCGCATGGTCGGAACGGTAGACAAAAAAGGAAATGTTCTTACGCCAGCGCATCCTGGCATTAGCGCGGTCGGTAGCGCAATTGGTCGTTTAGGTTCTTATGTGCCAGGCTCAAGCGGTGCGGATTTTATGTCGATGTACGATCAAGTAAAGGGACAAGCGTTCCTTGAGGCTGTGCAAAAAATGCGCGGTAGTGGTGCAATTTCTGAAATTGAAGGACAAAAAGCCGCCGCTGCAATCACGCGCATGAATACATCGCAATCGCGTGAAGAATTTACAAAAGCAGCAAGAGAGTTCCAAGACTCAATGCGTCGCGGTATGCAAGATGCTCAACGTCGCGCTGGTGGATTGTCTCAAGGCGCACAAGATGCCTTGAATGCTGTTATGGGAGGGAGACGATAATGGCTGAACCGATCAAATCCCCGTCGCTTCAAGACTTTGAGGCAGCAATTGCCCTAGAGTCAAGCAAGCCAAATCCTAATTTTGAAGTGATCCGAGAACTGACGGACACCATGAAAATTATGTTTTCTCAGGCAGGAGTTAAGCCGAGAGAACAAACGATGGGCGAGCGTGTTTCGCAAGAAATTAGATCAGAACCGTTTGCGAAGCAAGTTGCAATCGGTGCTGGCACTGTGTTGCCGCGTGCTGCAATGGGAATTAAAGGTTTGTTTACCGACATTCCTCGGCAAGACATTGAAGAATTGAACATGGTGCGTCAAGCCACGCCAGGCACTCAATTAGGCAGCATGGGCGGCGAGTTTGGAATGGGATTTGCGTTGCCGATGCGATCTGTTTCGATGATCCCCGGTGTGTCTCGGATGGTTCCTAGTCTTGGTGGTCGAGTTGGACAGACCGCAGAAATGGCAGGAACCAGTGCCGCTACAAGTGCCGCTCTGACCCCCGAGGATCGCACAGGAGCAGCAATCGCTGGTGGCTTGGGTGGTGCATTACCCGCTGCGGTTGGAGTCGCTCAAAGGGCATTACCGCGAGGAATGGGCGGCGTTGGGGCGCGGGAAGTTGTCGGAGAGCAAATCGCTCGGGGCGCAGGAGATACTGCGCAACTCATTCGAGATTTGCGTGGTGGTTATGAGCCAGTTCCCGGCATTCGTGGAACTGCGGCTGTTGTAACGCAAAACCCACTAATGCAGACATTGGAAACAGGTAGCCGAGTTCAGTCTCCTGAAATGTGGAGACCATTAGATATTCAAAACGCACGCGCTCGATATGCAGCATTGCTAGAGCGTGCAGGAACGCCTGAAGAAATGGCGGCTTTGCGTGCGCGTCGAGAAGAAATTACAGGCGGCGCAAGAGAGCAAGCATTTGGACAAGCAGAACGCGCTGCACGTGAAGGCGCATCACTTGGGCTTGCTCCAAACCTTGATGTAATCAATAAAGAACTTTTGATATTAGAAAAAGGTGAGCAACGCGGTAATCCTGCGGTGCAAAAACTTGTTCAATATGTAAAAAGTCAAGTGGCAAATCCCGAAGGTATAACGCCGCAACAGCTTTACACCGTTCGTAAAGTATTGACGGGGCAACTCAAAACAGGAGCAACTGAAGATATTGGCGCAGCAGCAGCAGTATCGCGGCAACAAACGATGGGTGTTGTTAAAGGTATTGACGAAAGCCTTGATGCTTTATCGGATGGTGCATGGTCGCAATATCTTGCAAAATATGGCGCTGAAAGCAAAGACATAAACAGCCGCAAAGCATTGCAAAATGTAATAGACAAACTTTCGCGCGGCATGGCAGAAGGAAATGTTCCTGCATCATTAAAAGGTTATGGCGGGGAACTGCCGTTTGGTCGTGCCGTTGAGACTGCATCGCAAAAACAGTTTGGCAGCAAAACGATTGACCAACTTACGCCACAAGATCGGCAACTAGTTGAAGCGTTAAAAAATGATTTGTTTAGAAGTTCGCAAGCCATGAACATGCGTGCAACTGGTGGGCCTGGAACAGCCACAGAATTGAATGCTGCAATTCGTGCCGGAGATTCTGCAAAAGCATTTTTGAATCAAGCAACTTCAGGTCTTGGAGCTATGGTTGGAGGCGCACCAGGCGCAGCCGTTGCACAAGTAACGGGCGGTTTGGTAGGCAAGGCTCTAATGGAATCAGGCAAAAAAGGCGAAGAAATCCTTGCTCGATTGCTGCAAGACCCGCAAGCAATGGCAGCAGTGCTAGAAAAGGCGAAGCGTTCACAAGCGCAATTACAAGCAGCTAAGCGTGCTGGTGTGGTTGCAGGTTCGGCAGCAGATTAAAGGAGAATATTTTGAGCTACAATGGCAGCGGGACATTCCAAATCAACACAGCGGGGCAACCCGTTGTAGCGGGCACAGTCATTTCCTCGACGGCGTTTAATGCGCTGACTGCGGATTTGGCGAACGGTCTTAGTACCGCAATCACTAAAGACGGTCAAACGACTGTTACAGCCAATATTCCCATGTCCGGCTTCAAAATTACCGGTTTGGGCGCTGCAACTGTTGGGACTGATGCCGCTAGGTATTCGCAAATCCAAGGCGGCACAGACAAGCTAGTGACTGTATCGGGTACGGATACCCTCACCGGCTCAATGACTCCTGCGCTTACTGCTTACGCTGCGGGCAATCAATTCTCGTTTGTTGTAGCCAACACCAACACCGGCGCGGTGACGATCAACATCGACGGCGTTGGTTCTAAGTCAATCACGCGTACAGGATCAACTGCGCTAGTTGCTGGTGACATGGTTGCTGGCCAGATGGTGCTGATTGAGTATGACGGCACTCGATTCCAACTGCTGAACGGTAACAGCTTTACGAATCTGAATGTCTCGGGCAATGAGACTATTGGCGGGACGTTGACCTATGGCGGCGTGACGCTGACCGGCGC